CTGAAGACGATGAAGATAATTGGGATTGATTATTCATTAACCAGTCCTGCAATTACGGTATTCAATGGAAATAACGATTGGGATAGTGATGGGTGTAGTATTACTCATCATTGCTTGGCAAATAGTCAACGACAACGACAAAAATGGTCCGAGAGGGACTTAAAGAATATAGAAATTTCAGTCTACGAAGAATGGTCTACAGATTTGGAACGATATCATTTCTTAGCAGATTGGGTAATAAATAGTTGTATAACTGGTATGAATCCTGTGAGACCGAAAGCATATATTGAAGATTATGCTTTTGCCGCAACCGGAAGAGTTTTTCATATTGCGGAGAATATGGCGATATTGAAAGACACTCTTAGAAAATGGGGTATATCATATGAGATGATACCTCCAACAGTAATCAAGAAATATGCTACAGGAAAAGGTAATGCGAATAAAGAAAAAATGTATGAAGCATTCACTCAAGAAACGCACCGAGACCTAATGCTAGAATTCAACACCAAACTAAATAATCCTATCACAGACATTGTTGATAGTTATTACATAGCAAAATACGGATACGCACATGGCAACAATACCTGAAGAATATGCAGAATTTGATTTTGGTTTTTCTGCGGTAGATGATGAAGAATACAAAGCGAAAACTACCGAAGTTGAAAAGAAAATTGTAGAAGTTGAAGCAAAATCAGAATCACTCTCAAATTTAGAGAAAAAGATAGATTCCGCTATCAATGAAATTAATTACAAAAAAGAATATCTTGAGGAAAAATATGTTGAAGATATGGGTAAAGTTGAAAAGTTGATTTTACCTCTGTTATATAATCTCATGAAAAATGGCGAAAAAGATTACATCTATTGGCCAAATCGAGAACAAATCATCACAAAACAAATTGAAAAAATAAAGGATATTACTCGGGATATAGCGGATTAAATATTATAAATATGGATGTGGAGGCAATAATAATTTATATCTAGATATAGGAGGATATTTTGGCCACCCTACAAAATTCTACAATACCAAATAGTGGTACTTTTGGAAGTATATCTGATCCAGATGCTATATCTATTGATAGCAATGGAAAAGTAAAATTTGATCAAGAAGTTCAAACAAAAAAATTCTGGGGTATAACAAAAGTTGCAGATTTTGGTAGTGGTAGTGGAGTCAATCACTCCAGTTGGTACAATGCAGTTGCTTTGTCTTCTTTAGAAACGAATCAGTTATATTACTTCGATGCATATCATAGCCATGGTAACTCTTTATATTGGGGAGAATTTTGGGTTATGAAGACGGCTTCATCGACTGGTTGGGTAGATAAAATATTTCCACGTGGATATACCCAGAACCACTATCAAGGCCAATGTAGCAGTACCCACGTCCAATTTAAAGAAATAAATTCTGGGTGGAATGGTCCAACGCATTATGGCAGATATTATAAAGTATTCAGTTATTATTCAAGTTAATTATAGGAACTAACTAATTATGGGAACTAAAGCAGAACAACCATTTCATGAGGCTCTTGTAGAGTTAAGGTTTGAAAGAAATAAAAAATTACAAGAATGTGATTGGGTAATTATAAAATTTCAAGAAGAAGGTATAGAAGTTCCAGGAGATTGGAAGGATTACAGACAAAAACTTCGTGATTTACCCGCAGAAGTTTCTAAAACAAAAAAGATAAGATGGGAAGATCACGTAGGTGTAGTGAATGTAACTTGGCCTACAAAACCAGAGTAATGCACAAACCTTTCAAAAAATGAAAGTTTCTAATAATTGAAACGAACTTGAGTGCCCTGCTCAAGTTCACCCCCCCTTCAACTTGACAATCTCAATAAATTATGATATACTAAAGTCAAATTTTTTTTCTAATAAATAAAATATATTATACGAGACATCAAGGTTGACTAATGAAAATAAATGACATCGTTATTGTTGGCGGTGGTAGTGCAGGTTGGATGACTGCCGCCGCAATTGCACATATTTTACCTGAAATAAAACTTACACTTATTGAGTCTCCAGAAACTCCAATGATTGGAGTAGGTGAGTCTACATTAGGTCACTTCAATGAATACCTTAGTCTTTTAGAAATGAAAGATGATAAAGAGTGGATGCCTTTATGTGATGCGACACTCAAAAATAGTATTCAATTTACAGATTTTAGTAAAAAAGGATCAGTATTTCAGTATCCTTTTGGAAATCCAACATCTCCGCACGAACAAACAATTCCTGATTTACATACGTATTTTTTATTGAAAAATAGATTTCCGAATGAACTAGGCCCAGAAGATTTTTCTAGATTTTTTTGCTATAATACTCATCTAGCAGAACAACGAAGACAACCTCCTCCAGATGAAGATCCTGAATATTTAGATGCATTTGATCCAGCATTCGATGTTGCATATCACATAGATGCGATATTGTTTGGACAAACATTGAAAAAATTATTTTGTGATAATGTAACACACATTGTTGCTCATATTCAAGATGTAATTGTGGATGAGAATGGTATTAAAGAATTGAAATATGAAGACCAAACTTTGAGTGCAGATTTTTACATTGATTGTTCAGGTTTTAAATCTATACTAATAGAAGATGCATTAGAAGAGCCTTTTATTAAATTTAAAGGATTGTATAATGATACTGCAATTACTACAAGAATGCCATTTAAAGATGACCAAGAACGTGAAAATATGCCTGCTTTTACAGATTGTAAAGGATTGTCGAGTGGTTGGTTATGGAATATTCCCACATGGAAAAGACGAGGTTCTGGATACGTGTTTTCTTCTAAATTTCAAGATAAAGAAGATGCTGAATTAGAATTTAGAAGAGAAAATGATTGGTCTGGTGATGTTAGAGTGATTGATATAAAGCATGGTTATCATGAAAATTCAATAGTAAAAAATTGTATGGCAGTAGGATTGTCACACTCTTTTATTGAGCCATTAGAATCTACGGCTCTTTACATGACTCATGAATCAATTTGTAATTTTGTAAGACTATTAAAATCTAGTAATTGTTATCTAAATGCATTAGAGAAGGATGCTTTAAAAGTTCAATCAAGAGAACTAACGTTATCAATGGCTAATTTTGTGCTATTTCATTATTTGTTGTCACGAAGAGATGATTCTGAATATTGGAGACATATGACGAATGTTGAAAGTGATGTATTCGTATCTGAGGTAATGGCTACGATGATGTCAAAAAGATTTGGTGCTTTTGACCGTTTACTGAGTGATAAGGGTGATGGTATGATTTATGTTATGGCAGGATTAGACTGGAATCCTGTTGATTGGAATCTTATGAATTTTCATGGATCAACTCTAGATGCGGTACCTGATACGGACTATATGCCGGATCGTTTAGAATTTGTTAAATATGTTATATCAGAACGAGTGGAAAGAGTGAATAAGTATCCTACCAATTTTGAATACATGAAACAATATATTTACGAAGATTGATGGAAAAAGTAGAAATTCTTTCATTTCCAATATACAGATTTTACTATGATGATATTGAAAATGTTTATGATACAATGATTGAATTAAAATGGATTAAAAATCCTAACAACTGGATGTGGAAAGAAGGACCTGAAGGTAAAAATATTTTAGACATGCCATCACTATCCAGACTCAAAGACTGGATGAAACAATGTCTGCATGAAGTTAAAGAAGATTTAAATTTGACTTGTGATAGTTTAGAGTTAATAAGTTCTTGGGCAAATCTAAGTCAACAAGGTGATATGTTTCATAACCATTCACATCCAAACTCTTGGATTAGTTCAAACTATTATGTATCAGGAGAGAAAGAAACGAAAACAATTTTTCATACTCCAAATCCTTATTTTGATACTATAATAAATCCTATCACACCTGCTATTGATGATGAAGGCAGAAAAAATACTAACCTAAATCATGTAGAAGACACAGTTCCTGGCAAATACATTGTATTTCCTTCTACTATGTGGCACTACGCAATGATAAATAAAGATATCAAACCTAGAATAACTATTGCCGCCAACGTTTTTCCATCAGGAAATATATCCTGTGAAGGTGTTAGCAGGCTAAACATTACGGTTAATTAGGAATTATCATGAATAAATTATGGTATAGTTGGGAAGAAATGAGAAGAGATGTAAATGTACTCGCAAGAGACATTGTTCTTGACAAATTTGACCCAAATGTGATTGTTGGAATATCCAGGGGAGGTTTAACGCCTGGTGTTATGTTATCACATTGGTTCAAGAAACCGTTTAAACCTGTAAAATCGTCATTGAGAGACTTCCCTGAATGGGAAGACTATTTGCCGAAACCCACCGATGAAAGGGTTTTGATTGTTGATGATATATGTGACTCGGGAGAAACATTTGAGAAAATGCAAGGTTTTATTAAAGGTCCTCGTAAAAACTCACCACTGGAGTTGCCAGTTGATGTGAGATTTGCAAGTCTTTGGTGGAACAATGAATGTGACTTTGAGCCAACATATTATGTCAGCGAAATGGCAAAAGATTCTACTAATACTTGGATTCATTTTCCTTGGGAGGCATACTGGAATGCGCCAGTTTAGATTTGCATTTATGTCTTTTCCAGTTTCCAGGATTAAAAGATTTTTTGCAATTAAGACAACAATGTGTTCTGATTTTTTTAGAATCAGAAACTTTTTTGTTCCATTCCGTTGTATGAGGTATGGATTTGAGTTTGTTGATCCATTCGTCATTAAGCCAAGACATATCTCTATTAGACGAAATTGTTTTCCAGTCAATAGAGTTATGAAAAGGTTGCCATCCTCCATAGTTACCAAGTTCAACATCTTCTGGTATATCATCATCAATTTTGATGGGAGTATCAGGAATGTTAAGTAATTTTGATAACTTGGAAAGATATATAACTTCAGACATGATTATCTCCTTTTCAGATAATTGTGTTTAGAGAGTTGGGAGTGATTGCCGTCATTCCCTTCTCTTGTATTTATAAGGAGAAATATGATAGATAAAATCTCTGCTTGGATTAAATCCATTACAGAAATTGGTTTAGGACTTATAGCACTTGGAGTAGTGTTACAGATCCTTTTTGGTGCCGCCGTTCCATTCATTGGATTAGATGTGATTGGTTCTGTAGTATCGTTAGTGAAGCAACTTGGAAGCGAAGGACTCGTTGGATTGGTTGCTATTTGGGTATTGTGGGGTATTTACACTAAGCCCTAAATAATAATTTAGAGCGGAGGCGGAAGGTCTCCGCTTCCAAACTATCATGAATTTCTCGGAAGGAGAAATATGAATGATATTCAGTATATTCTGAATACATTTTTGTTATTATTTTCTGGTGTGCTTGTTTTTTGGATGGCCGCCGGATTTGCAATGTTAGAATCAGGATTGGTGAGGACGAAAAATACGACCGCAATCCTAACTAAGAATGTTTGTTTATATGCTCTTAGTTGTCTAGCATTCCTCGCATGTGGTTATTATCTCATGTATGGAGCCATGTCGGATGGAGACCATGCAGGGACCTCTGACTTCTTTTTTCAAGTAGTCTTTGTCGCAACAACCGCATCTATTATTTCAGGAGCAATAGCAGAACGAATGAGGTTTTGGTCATTTATGGCTTTTGTTCTTGTACTTTCCGCAATTATATATCCTATGCAAGGAGCCTGGACATGGGGTGGGGGATTTCTATCTGAGATGGGGTTCTCTGACTTTGCAGGATCTACAATTGTTCATTCAGTTGGAGGTTGGGCCGCACTTGCTGGTGTTCTATTATTAGGTGCCAGATCAGGTAAGTATACTGATGACGGAAAAATTAACTTGATTCCCCCTTCAAATCTTCCATTAGCAACTTTAGGAACAATGATTCTTTGGTTGGGGTGGTTTGGTTTTAATGGTGGTAGTCAATTGGCAATGGCTACTAAAGCAGATGTAAATGCTATTGCAAGTGTGTTTGTAAATACAAATATTGCCGCCTGTGCTGGCGCTATTACTGCTATGATTTTGACTCAACTGTTATATAAAAGAGTTGATTTGACGATGGTATTGAATGGTGCATTAGCAGGACTAGTTTCTATTACTGCAGGTCCTGATTATCCTACTATGTGGTTAGCAACTGTTATAGGAATAATTGGAGCAGGATTATGTGTACTAGCAATCCCTATGTGGGATAAACTAAAGATTGATGATCCGGTAGGAGCATTGTCTGTTCATTTAGTTGCTGGTATATGGGGAACATTAGCAGTAGGAGTGTTTAATCATGAAGTAAGTTTGATGTCGCAAATACAGGGCATTTTAATTATTGGAGCATTTGTTTTTGGCTCTAGTTTTGCAGTTTGGTATGCTATTAAATTAGCAATAGGGCTCAGGATTTCTTTGGAAGAGGAAGTGCAGGGTATTGACATTGCTGAATTTGGTCATTCTGCTTATACGATAGGTCATGGTGAATTTGTTACTCATGACGAAATTAAATTAGGTAGAGGAACATTTGTTCCCGAAAGTGAACACTCTCTTAATTTGGAATCAAATTGAGTAAAATAAAACAACCCAACCCAATTTCTGAGGGTTGGGGAGTTTACCGTGAATTAGTTGATGAGGCAGTAGCAAATACACATATGATGAAAAGTGTGCCATTTATAAAATGTCTAACTCACGATGATTGTCATTTAGATGCATTTTATCCAGGTAAACATTGGAGGTCACTTAAACAAAATGAGACTGGAAGGTGGGTAAAAAAATGAGTGAAAAATCCTATGACCCTACTTTAGGCGGAAAAGCAAAGATTGGCAAGGATAAACATATAGAAGGTAAAACAAAATGTATAGTGCCTATTAATGGAAATATACATGATTGTAAAATCGTTAGTATAATTACAAAAGATGCATTAACTGCTAATGATGCCGCCAAGAAAGCAGAATTACCTTTAGCAGAAGACAAAACACAACAAACTATATCAATTTTTAAACTCCTATCAAAAAATAATATTCCAAATTCATTTTATGGAGAGCATGTAGCCAAAAATGTTTTTATTGCAAAAAATTGTAAAATGTTGCCATTGGAATGTGTCATTCGTAGACAACCTTATGGTAGTTATATTAAAAGATTTCCACACAAAAGTTCCTCAGATAAATTTGTTCCTCTAAAACTTGAATTTTTTCATAAGTATGCGGTTGTACCACCAGTGGAACATTGTGATAATCCTCATGGACTGATGCCAACTACAAGAATGATGCCAGAAGAAAAAGCAAGAGAACTTTATATGAGAAACGGATGGTGGACTCATACTGTATATACTGATCCTGTAATAGAACCTGATATTCATAAATGGTATTTGTATTCTGCAAAAGATGTGAGAATCAAATCAACTCCGATATTTGATATATCACCGTTAGTAGATATGGATACATTAGGTTATATTAAAGAAAAATTAATGGTGCCCACTTTTTTGTTATTAGAAAATGTATGGAAAAAATTTAATGTTAGTCTTATTGATATGAAGATTGAGGTTGGATATACTATGGAAAAAGAACTGGTTATTGCCGATGTCATAGATAATGATAGTTGGAGAATCTGGCCATATGGTGATCCTAAAAAACAACTTGATAAGCAATCTTTTAGAGATGGTGAGCATATGTCAGAAGTAGAAAGAAAATATAAAATTGTAACTGAGTATGTGAGAAAATTTGATGAAGTATCCAGTTGACATTATTCTTGGAGAATTAATTGAAACTGAGAGTTGATCCACCATATCATTTTGGATGGAGACATGAAGACGATGGTGGAGGCACTATTCAAGAAGTGACTATAAAAAACGACACAATGATTTATAAAGACGATGAACAATGGATGACTTGTCTTCTTTTAAAAGAACGTGTGGAAAAATGGGAAAAAATTGAGTTTGTAAAAGAACCTAGTTTTCAAAAAAATACAGTAGCAGAAATTGATGTGAGAGGTCCTGATGCTATGTAAAACCACAGATATCTAGAAAGGAATTCGAAATGATATTATTGTCTGGTAATTCAAATAAATTATTAGCAAATCATATATCAACTCATGCAGGCATTTCCTTGAGTGAAATGGCTCTTAGAAGATTTGCTGATGGTGAAATTTCTTGTGAAATATATGATAATATTCGTGGTGAAGATGTATTCATTATACAAAGCACCTGCAATCCTGCAAATGATAATCTCATGGAATTGTTGATTATTATTGATACATGCAAGAGAGCAAGTGCTGGTAGAATTACTGCTGTAATGTCCTACTATGGTTATGGCAGACAAGATAGAAAACCTTCTGCTAGAACTCCAATATCAGCAAAATTAGTAGCAAATATGTTACAAACTGCTGGAGCAGATAGGGTTTTGACGATGGATTTACATGCAGGTCAAATACAAGGTTTCTTTGATATTCCTGTTGATGATTTACGAGCCAAACCTTTATTCGTAAAGGATTTAAAGAAGAGACCTATGGTAAGCAATGGAAATGCTTTGATTATATCGCCTGATGCAGGCGGAGTACCTAGGGCGAGATCCCTCGCCAAGTCACTAAATCTGGACATTGCTATTATAGATAAACGCAGGGATAAAGCAAACGAGTCTGAAGCAATGAACGTAATTGGTAACGTAAAGGGGAAGCAATGTATAATCGTAGACGATATAGTGGACACCGGTGGAACACTCGTAAAAGCAACCGAAGCCCTCTTGAAAAATGGAGCGGAAGAAGTGCAAGCGTATATAACTCATGGCGTATTAAGCAACGGAGGGATGGATACTATCAACAAATCGAGTATGGGTGGGCTGACTATCACTGACTCTATACCACAATATGACAATAAAAAGGTTAAACTTATTTCTGTAGGGAAACTCTTTGCGGAAGCAATTCGTAGAGTACATCATGACGAATCTATATCAGTGTTATTTGAATGAAAGCAATAGGTCACAATGAATTGTATAAAATGGGATTTGATGGGGCCGCAATTGCTCAGTTGAGAAAATTGACTCCTGAACAAACAAAACGGTTGTTCGAAATATTACAAGAATTTCAAAATGAAAAGAAATGAAAATATTAATATCATTAGAAACTGAAGAATCTCTTAAAATAGCAGAACGAGTAAAAGATTATGTTGATGGGTTTAAAATAAATC